AATTATAGTAATCAAATTAGGTATGTAAATAATGACATAATTGCAAATACTAAAGCAATTACTGAGTATGAAAAAATTATTGTTCAACGTGATGTTCGTTTTAATGCTAAAGAAAAAGAATATCATCAAACAGATGGTCCAACACTTACTATTGAACATGTTAACGATTTATTAAGCAATAATTCTTACGGAAAAAATGGAACACAAACTTTTAAAACTGCGATTGCTAAATGGAAAAAAACTATTGAAGATGATAATAAAAAAATTGTTACTTATCAAAAGAAAATTTCTGAACAACAAATTATTTTGTTTAAAGGAATTGGGCAAGTTGTTCCAAAACCAATAGTTACACCAGCAGCACCCGCAGCGGCAACTTCTGAAGGTAATGCTTCTTTTTCAAAAGATTGGAAATACAACGCCCCAATGGTTAAGAGCGCTTACTTTACCAGTTCAAAAGGTGTAAGCGAGAGTCTTGTCGGTGTAACCAATGATGGTAACTTTGTTGATGCAGGTAAATACCAAGATGCACTCAATGCTTGGTCTGGCACAACAGGTGGTCGTGGTGTTCTTCAAATGGATAGAAAGTTTGTTAATCAAATTTCACTAAGTCAAAACAGTTCTGTTGCGCTTGACCCACAAATGTACGGATTTAAATTTCTTTACAATCCTAAAGAAATTGCAATGTCTTGGGGACTTCAAGATAAAATGGACCCAGAGTTTATAGCAAGTGGACAAGACGCATTCAGTGTTATTTCTGCTGGATTAATATCTTCTACCGTAGAAATAACTCTTTTATTAAACCGTATTGGTGATTTTGCTTATATTAATGAAATGGGTTACAACGCAGGTTTTGGTAAAAATGCTGATTTAGAAGATGCAGCCATTAGAAGGTTACGTCAAAACACAGGTACATTAGTGGATAACCCGTATCCAGACGACGTTGATGTTGAAGAAATTAAAGAAATTTACAAAAAAGGAACAATGTACGATTTAGAATATTTATTTAAAACTATGAATGGTCCACACGCTACCTTTATTTCTAAATTAAATGGAAAGACAGCAGACCGTGGTTGGATGCGTCCAACCGTTGTTGAACTACACCTTGGTGCTGGCATGAGGTACCGTGTCCGTATCCGTGATATGTCAGTTACTCACTCTATCTTTAATAGCCGTATGGTTCCAATTCTTTCAAGCGTTCGTTTAGTTCTTGGCCGTTTCAATGATGGGCCAGAAACAAACGGAGCAACAACTACAAACCCTTATGGAAATAACGGAGGTCAATACATAGGTTCTCGTTATGTTGCGAACCCATAAAAAATTATGATATATCTAGATAGCCGTTACTCAGATGGTGTGCTCACCAAAACATACAGTCCACGTAAGGACTCGTATGAGTTAGTCGTATACAGAAAATGGCCAAGTTATTACGTATCTTTTTTTTACTACGAATGGAAAGAGACTGATAGATTAGACGTTGTTGCCTTGCGTCATTTAGGGCAATCTAATTTATGGTGGCAAATACTAGACATTAATCCAGAAATTGTAGACACTATGGATATTAAACCTGGAACACAAATTAGGATTCCAAATGAGTAATGTAGCCGTTCAAAACCGTATTGGGTCTAAATTCACTGTAATCTATCCAGATTTTCCTTCTATGAAAGTGCCCCCTCACCACATCCGTATTCATCAAGAAATTGGGCACCAGGACGTGGTGGAGTTGTCATACACACGGTTTAACGCGTTCTACCAAAAAGTATTAAAGACGGGTGTCCCTATTCATATTACGTGGAAAAATGATAAGGCTTCTGGAAGTTTTACTGGGTACGTCATGGATGTTACTCCCGTAGTCCAACAGTCTTTGTACAATCCAACTGTAGTCCGATGCATTGGTGCATCTCTTGCCTTAAAAGAAGGCGGATATAAAATTTGGAAAAATCAAACTGGTGCTCAAATAGTTGCAAGCATTGCAAAAAGTTTTGGATTAAAACCAGTAGTAACGGAAGATAACGTTATATTTTCTCAACAATCTTTAACTGGTCAAACTCATTGGGAAAAAATTCAAGAGATAGCCAAACGCAAAGGGTATGTGGCTCATTGCCATGGGACTGAGTTGCACTTCCATCCTTTAGACAAAATGATTGATGTAGCCATGACTACAATTCCTGTATTTTCTTTCTTTGAACCCTACACTAATCCTTGGGCTTCTGTTTTATCTCAAACCCTTGACCACTTTAAACCAACAAGTGGAGATTTTTTTGCTCATGCAGAAAACAAAAGAACTACTAAAACAGTAAGCGTTGTTGACCCCATCACAGCAAAGTTAACCACCTACTCAAATAAAGCCAACGGTGTTGGTAAAAATTTACGAGAAACAACTAAAGACCCATTGTTTAAAGAAATTTTATCAAATGTTATTACGGGTACCGCAAAGATGGCGGAGTCATTAGCGGATGCACATGCTCAACTGTCTCGGTTCTCCGTTAATGCCGAGGGTAGGGGTCAAGGAGACCCACGGGTTGCTCCTCATAGAACTATTGAAATTAACGGAACTGGTTCTACTACTGATGGTTTTTGGGTAATTAAAAAAGTTACTCACATGATTGTTAATGATGGTCGTTATCAAATTGATTTTACGTGTATGGCTGATGGTACAGATAAGAACAAAGCCAGCAGTTCAAGGCCAGCCTCTGCGGGTAAAGTTCCTGTAAGAAACTTAAACTATGAGACCACCACAGGTACAACAGTTAATCCAACTTCGGTTAAACTTAATGCTTTATCTCCTCTTATAGCGCAAACAAACGCTGGGTGGAAAGTAACTCCAAGAAGATGGGTAGGTATGTAATGGCTGAAATTGGTATGGCTTTGCCATTTTCTATTGACTCTTATGGAAAAGTAAACGTTACTGACCAACAACCAAAGTTGTGGGCTGACCGTGTTAGGTCAGTTATTGGAACTGCCATAGGAGAAAGAGTTATGCGACCAGAGTTTGGTAGTGAAATCCCTTATGCAGATTTTAAAACCGCAGATGATGCTTCCACACAAATTGAAAATACTGTACTTCATTCTTTTGAAACACAATTAAGTAGACTTCGTTTACAGGGTGTAACCACAAGCCTGGATGAATACACGGGCACAATAAACGTTAACATTGTGTATGCGTTACCAAATCAAGACCTAGTTACAACTACCCTTGGGTTTGCTGCCATAAACGGAACTAACCCAACAATCAAGGAGATAATGTGAGCACAACACCCGTTTCAGGTATTCCAATTTCGGTTGATTACACCAGCAAAGATTACTATTCTTTAAGAGAAGAATTAATTACTCGAATTCAAGACCGTGTTCCTAATTGGTCAGCATCTGACCCAGCAGATTTTGGTGTAGCGTTAGTTGAGGCATTTGCTTATCTTGGCGACGTTATGTCTTATTACATTGACCGTAACGCTAATGAAGCATTTATGGCTACCGCTACGCAACGTTCAAGTGTAATCAACCTTGCTCAAACCTATGGGTATATTCCAGCAGGGTATCGTCAATCATTTACTACTTTTACCCTTACTAATACTTCTAATACACAAGTAATTCTTCCAGCAAATACAGTGTTTTCTGGAGACGTAATAATTGGTGATATTGTTCAAAAAATATATTTCACTACAAATGCGGATTCTGTAATTCAAGAACAAATTGGGGATACCGCAGGAACTTATAGTATTACCGCTAATGAGGGACGCCCAGTAACCTTGGTGTCTAACAACGCCAATACCTACGGTGAACTTATTGGTGTTTCTTCTGGAACCCCTAATGCTTTGTTTACATTAGGTGAAACTCCAGTAGTAGATGGTTCAGTAGAAGTCTACGTTCAAGACGGTGATATTTATTCTAAATGGACACAAGTTCAACACCTCATTGACTACAACCCAACTGACCAAGTATTTCAAATTACTGTTGATGCAAACAACGTTGTATCTGTTAATTTTGGTGATGGAGTTTCTGGTTTTATTCCTACTAAATACTCAGAGATAAGAGCCAAGTACATTGTTGGCGGAGGAATTATTGGTAACGTTAATGCGGCAACCATTACAGAAATTCATTATGTACCAGGTCTTTCTGAAGCAGAAACAACTGCATTGGGTAGCGCTATCACTGTTACAAACACCGCAGCCATCGGTGGTTCTGACCCTGAGACATTAGACCAAATTCGTATTTCTGCGCCATTATCTTTGCGTGCTAGTAACAGAGCAGTAACTCTTCAAGATTATGCTGATTTAGCACTTGGTGTTACTGGTGTTGGCAAAGCAAACGCTGCGGCAGACATATGGACTTCAGTCACTATCTATATTGCACCGAGCCGTTCCGTAACAGATACAGACACGGCACCTGGCCTTGACGCTATGGGAGACCCAACTATTGAATACGAGAATATTAAAACATCAGTTACAACTTTTTTGTCAACTCGTACTCTTCTTGGAACCACTGTAACAATCCAGCCACCAACGTACGTTGATTGTGTTCTAGGAATTGCTTACACAAAACTTCCCCAATACACCACAGCAGAAGTTGAAACCTCTATTAAATCAACTATTCTTACTTCCTTTGGTTATGCTGGAATGAACTTTCAAGATGTCATTTATCCACAAGACGTCGAGTTCATTCTTCAACAAGTTCCTGGAATTAAGGTGGCTAAAGTCTTGGTCCTTCACCGTCAAGGTGACTCTGGGTTACTGACCCTTACTGGTACACCAAGTGAAATCTTCCGTTTCTTAGAAAGCAATGTGACCGTTGGTGAAATGTGATAGAGCCATTAGACCCCGTTAAACGCCTTCACGGTGTTTACAGAGCAGTTGTTACTGAGAATAAGGACCCAAATAATCTGCGGCGATTAAAACTTCAAGTACAAACAACTGGTCCAGAAATTACTGATTGGGTTTGGCCTGTATCGCCATCAAGTGTGCAGACTGAACCGCCAGCCATTGGTCAAGGTGTTTGGGTTTCTTACATTGGTGGAGACCCAGAGTACCCAATTTGGATTGGTTCTTTTGGAAAAAATAAAAGCGCTAATAAACACATATTTATTAAACCATTAGCAAACACAGTCTCATTAACTGGGTTGAATCCGTATGTAAAAACCAATACCATGAAAGATGGAACTACTGAATTAGATTTAACTGACACCTTAATGCTTATGGCAAACAAATTAAAAACATATGAAACACGTATTGCCTCTTTGGAATCTCAATTAACAACTCTTCATAGTACTTTGGGCACTAGAACCGCCCCAAGCCATACCCACGGAAGCAACGGATAGCAGTTCAGGCAGTAAATAGGCGGCAAACCAGAGAAAATAGACCGACAGGTACGAAAGGAACACAGTGACAGCAGCATATCCAACGACAGTAAAGTCCTTTACTACAAAGGTCGACTTTACTGATTCTGTCCTTGCCGAACACGTCAATAGCCTTCAAGATGAAGTTAACTCCTTACAATTAAACCTTGGTACTTATATCCGTACCAGTTCTGGGTGGGTGGGTTCTTTTGACCAAGTAACAACAACTTGGAATACATTAAAAGACCGTTTAGCCAATATTGAATACGGTTTAAATAACGCAATCGGCGCCATGATTCCTTCTGGAGGAACTACGGGGCAGGTACTTGTTAAAACTTCTGGCAGTAATTATGCAACTCAATGGACAGATGGAAACTTTCTTCCACCTCAATCTGGTAACACTGGAAAATATTTAACTACAGATGGTTCATCTGCTACCTGGGCTACCGTGGCTCAAGGTGGCGAAACAATTAGTTCTTTCCTACTCGCTGGCTGCTAGGATAAACCGTGGCAAAATACGGTAACTTTTTATACGGCGCTGCTAAATATGGCAATGCGCCAAAACTTGCGTACTCAGTTGAGCCGATGTCTATCATCGTCTTGGACTTCACCCGTACCTTTGTTAGTTGGGCAAGTCCAACAGGAACATTTTCTAGAATTCGCCTTGTAAGAAATCAAATTGGATTTCCAGAAACCGCAGAGGATGGCGTAATTATTTGGAATGAGTTTGCATCAGAAGGTGCAGTAAGTCGAGCATCATTTACTGACGGACAAGATAACCCAAATGACATTCCTCTTATTGCTGGCAAACCTGTTTATTATGGAATGTTTCTTTTTACTGCAGATAAAGTGTGGGTTAGCGCTGGCCATGTTAGCGACGTTATTCCATCAAATCACTTCATGCAGAAGAAGGTTATGGATATTATTCCAAAAGTTTATACATCTAAAGAACAAAGTCCTTTGGCAGTTACAGATGAAACATCTGCTTTGTATTCTTTTGTTGATGGTTTTTCTTTTACGTTTGAACAATTTTTAACGTTAACTGATTTAGTTAGACCAAACCACACCAAAGAAGGTTCTCCAGCAACCCTCATCCCTATTCAAACAAATAACGTTGGTTTAAACCCAGAACAAAGTATCCCACTTAAAAATCAAAAACAACTAATTCGTGAAGCGTTCTATATGTACTCTCATAAAGGTTTGGAAAGTGGTATTGCTACCTATGCAGAATCACTGACTGGATACGCTCCAACCCTTACATTGTCATCCAATCTTTTGTTATCCGTTCAAGATTCAACTTTTTATGGCTCATTAGGTAACTGGGTATTTGAAAACTGTACAGCAATAGTTAGTAGCGAACAAGTACCAGCACCTGGTGATAATGTCATTGATGAAACTTATTCATGCAAAATAGTTGCAACAGATGGATTTTCAATGCTACTTGGCGCTAACAACACAGTTACAAGAGCAGTACCAGTTACAGCAGGGGAAGAATACATTGCGTCATGCAAAGTAAAATCACCAGCAAGTGCTGGAGATGTTAGTATCACTATTGGTTGGTATGACGGTTCTGGAACTTTTATTAGCGCAAGTTCAAATACTCCTGTTGCAGCAAACAACACTTGGAAATCTGTAATTGCTACGGAAGTTGCACCATCTAA